CAGAAGCAATAGAAGAAGCTAAAGAAGTATTTAAATCTAGTGCAAAAGAAGCAGGCGAAGAGTTAACAGATCTACAGGCAGAACAGGCTGTAACTAGAGTTTTAAAAACTGCAAGACTTCCAAAAGGTATTAGGATGGATAAACCATCTGATGCCATATTTTCTGTACCAGAATTTTTTGTAAACAGAACCACATTAGATGAAGTAGTGACAGACAGAGGATCAGCTTTAATATCTGCTGGTGCGATCAAAGAAGCTGATAGAAAAGTATTTGAAAAACTTTTAGGTAAACAAGCTAACCCTATGCAAACTATATTAGGTGGTACAGCTAAACTATCTATGATTACAAGAAGAAATTTATTCTTTCAAGAT